TAATATTTTTAACTTGAATATGTAATTTTCGCTGTTTCGCATCCCATATTTCATACAATAAATCCGCCGTTTTTGAATCACTCGTAACTTTTGGCTGTAATGGTTTCATGATTCTACCGAATATTTCTGGATCGGGGCAATCCCATATATTAACATTTGCGCTAGATGTTTTTAAAGCGGTTTGAGGGGATTGTTCTAATACGCACTCTGGACAGGGGTTTTTTACCTCTTCTATTTGAGTCCCTGCGTTTCCACGACCAATAATACCAATAAATACATTATCCTTTCCAGCCCCATTTCCAAAATCCATTATATGTGCATTATTTGTAAATTCATCGAAATACACCCAAAAAGACATGGCGCGTAGATAACGCAACTGAATATTATCTCCAAATGACAAATCTTTTGTATCACCTATTCTTAAAAATTGGTCTACTCCGTTAAATGTTAGACCTTCTGTTATTGGTTTTGGAACTTCATCTATCTTCATATCTCCCGCCTTTGCCACAGTTAGGTTTTTAGCATAATCTACCATATCATCTTTGAAACGTAACCAAAAAACAATTCCTTCATAAAATGTTAATAATAATTTGATATTATCTGGCGGGTTAGCATCTGTAACAAGTGTGGAACGAAAAGATGTATCTCCTGCCGAATTACATTGTGCCTCGAAAGAATCACCTGTCTTCAAAATTCTACAATATCCATTACGACCTGTCACATCATTCATGTAATCATCGCGTGACAACTCTAAACCGTCTTTTGTAGAAGGTGTTCTGTATTTAGTACTTGATAGTCCTTCTGTTCCTCCTAATGCGCAGGCGAAAAATTTATCGTCCCCTTCTTGTACCATACGACAAAAATCATGGTCGACGCCGACTCTTTGAACATCTGTATATCCAGCAAAATAACGTATATCACGAATATATCCGTCTTCTTCCGTAGGATTAATACCTATATCACCTCTTCTAGGTAACCATTTTGCCCAAAATGCAGAATCTCCGACTGTTATTAAATTACTAAATCCCTCTTTTACTATTTTAGGGTTGAATACTTCTATTGTGACAATTAACATGAGGATTATTAGACCTATCCAGAGATATATCTGATACATAACTATTACTGAATTTTTTAAAAAAAAATTAAAAAATTCATAGATTTTTTCATAGATTTTTTCATAGATTTTTTTATATTCTAAACTAGTTAAATGCTTGGAGGTAAATTTGTATCTAAAGGGCAATATGGTTGTATTTATACTCCAGTATTGAAATGTAAAGATACTCCTATAGAACTAGATGATACTTCTGATCTAACATATAGTAAAATTATTAAAACAAAATACGCTTATAGTGAATTTCTAATTAGCCAAAGAATTGGTAAAATACCTACATGGAGAAATTATTTTGTAATATCGGAATCCATATGTACTCCATCTGAAACACAAACAGAAAACTACAAATTAAAATGTGATATGATAAAAGATATTTCAGATTATAAAATACTCAAAATGAGATATGGTGGGCTACCACTATCTAGATTTAGTACTAAACTGGAATCCTTTGATTTCTTACAATTTAGTAAACATTTGATTGAGGCAGGCGCTCTATTAAATCTTTATGGTGTTATTCACAGAGATCTTCATTTTGGAAATATTCTTGTGGATAAATATAATGTCCCGCGAATTATAGATTTTAATCTTACTATTTTATATGATGCGAATGTATATCTTAGACATTATCATTCCATAGGTTTCTTTCAAGAATCGCCTGATATTACTATTATTAATGCGATGGAATTAGGAAATTATAATATAGATGACGTCATTACATCCATTATAAAGGATAAATCTATCATAAATAAAATTCAAAATATATTAGGTGTTTCTAAAGATGTAATGTTAACCAAATTATTAGATTCTTATAATACCGAATTACATAATTTAGATGAACAAGCGTGGTTCAAAAAGTACTGGAGAACTATGGATAGTTGGTCTATTGGTGTGGTTATATTGGAATTTTATAGCAATTTATCTTTTTCAAATAGATATTCTAATACGCTTACGAGTTACAATAAAATACTATTTCCTATTCTGAGAAAAATGTGTGAAGTGAGTCCCTCGGATCGTTTTGATTGCGTACAAGCACTTAACATGTTAGATCCAAAAAATCCTATTGTCACAGGGGAACGTGGTAGAGTATGGCTTAATGCCCTTTAGTTTTTTGTTTTTCTTTTTCTTTTTCTTTTTCGAGTACCACCACGCCCCAGATTCATTTTTGTATTTCTTGGTATACAAAAATAACCACAAAATTCTCCGTAATTTAAGTTTGAATCTATATAATTCCTTGATGCGAGTTGTGGATCATAGATAGGACGTCCTGTCGCATCTACACTAGTAACATCAGTAGCACCAGGTTTGTGAGACCATAAACCATTTTTATCATGTCTATAAAAATGATAATCTTCTTTTGGATCAATAACTAATGCTATTTTACTATAATTTTTGGGGCATTTTTTTGTAAAAGAAGACATTTTAATATTTGGTATATCTCCAAGTAAACGCGCAACCAAATCAGGACATCTTTTACCATCAATATCTGCCCATTTTGGATAACCACTCACACTACCGGGTTGAGTAAATGGTACATCGCAATTATGTTTAGTACACCCTTTAGGTAATTTTTTATAATCAAACGCATACGCAAAACAATTTTGCGCTTCTTTTATTCCATTATATTTATTATATAAATCTGGATCAAAATCTGGCTCATATCCTGATAATGGTGCTATTCGTGAACAACGTTTTATATGTACTGCGCAAAATGGAGAATTTTTGAGAGGTTTTCTTTTACATGATGGTGTACACTGACATTTATCAGACATCTAAGGCCTTTTAATTCCAGGTAAGATATTATTTTGATATTGTTTATAAAAATATTCAATCGATCTTCCAAAATTAGCCCTTGGATGAAACGCGATATTCCTTCTTTCTTTAATATATTTCATAGCATCCGTTCCACTCATCATTTTATATGCGATTAACATAAATGCTATAGATGCGGCAGAGCGCTGCATACCTGCTGCACAATGTACTAATATTGCTTTTCCATTTATATATTCTTTTATAATTTTATATGATATTTCACTAGACCATAATTCCATATTACGTATTTCATTTTCCTCTAAATTATCATCTACTGGAACTCTATACTTGACAGGTATGATCGGAGAGAATGGTAAATTTTTCGTACAATTAAAAACTACCTGTATATTATTTTGTACTATAAAATCCTGATCCATAGATGCTTTGGCATTTCCAAGCCATAAATTGGGTAACATCTCATCTGCTATGTTCGATTCCATTAATAATTTATATCTTAAAAAATGATAAATAAAAATCACAAAAAAAATTTGATATTCTTTTTTTTTCGTGATTTTTAGTATGCTCACTAAAAATTTATACTCTTTAGATGAAGTTCAGGCATGTTTATTTCACACATATGATTTATTCTGGTGCGAAGAACTCATTTTAAGCGGTTATATCGGTGAAACTATTTCAACTCTTTTTCAATCATGGTTATGGAATATTGGTTCCATTCGGTTACAATGGCTAGTGGATGCCTGGAAAACACTGGCTTCTGATGAAATTTCTGAGAATGACATATTGGTTGCGGCATATAAATTATCACAATGCGAAAAAGACAATTCACTCTGGAATATATTAATACTTACAATGGATCCGAGTATGCCTGATACTGTTACGCGTAAAACTCCGCCTTTTGCGTCAGGCAATGACAAAGAAATGTATTTCATGCGCGCCATTTTTCAAGGTAAAGCCAGATGCGCTTGGTGGATTTCACAATTTATAGAAGAGGATCGTGTCTGGTTTCTTTTAGATTTATTTACACCAAATAGTACATGTTTAGAAGCATTTAAAAATTATGAAAAACTTCTCGGTTATCGATCCGATGAATATGATACAATTATTAGATGTGCTGCTATATTAATGTGTATTGGTTATAAAGATAGTTTTAAGGAATTTAATGTCCCGAAAATAATTATGTCCTCATCTTATCGCAAATATTCCATACCTATTCCATACATTTATGGCACTACCGTCCGTGGTAGAAGTAAATGGTCTACCAATAATATGGATCAATTGAATTTTGAAAATCTAAGAGGATGTCCTTATTGGGAAGAAGCCGCAAAAGAAGCGCCTGAAATGTATGAAGAAGACTTCTATGATAAATATTTTCCAAATGGATTTGATTGGTCCCAAGAAGAAAAAGAAAAATCACATGGAGGTGGCGTGCTAGGCCCAAATGAAAAAGTATCTTTATGGAAATATTCGCGTAATTTTATGTCCAATATGTCGCGACTGGCTTGGAATACTACAAAATCTGTTAATTCTTATTTGAAAAGTTTAGATATTGATTGTATTGAATCATTACTTAAACTATATGTAAAACCGGAAATGGTTGGCGATTTACATCCAGTTCGGAAAAGTCTAATCATATTTTGATGCATCCATAACAACAACCACAAATTCTGTAATTACCATCCCTGATATTATCATTCCTGTCATTTTTAAACCAGTCATTGCTAGAGTCATTATCAAGCCGATCATTTACTATTTTTTAGTTGTCTTATAACTCTTTCGAAAATAGCACATCCGTTAAATCCCGTTATATCAATCCTAAATCATATTCGCATTCACATATTCGCATTCATTCTATTATACGATAATTAAAATACCCTTCCGTTATCATAACGGCTGTTTTCATTACCCCAATTATTAACATTAATAAACCAAAAAACAATACAACGGTTATTAACATTTTTCTATTTAATAAATATTTTTATTATACCATCTTTAAACTTACCAACGATGTTTCCATTCGAATTATATACCGTATTCTTACACAGCCAAAGAGGTTCCAACGTATTTATATCTTTAATACGCTGTAAATGGACTGGATTAGTGCCTTCAATAACAATCATTCGTTTATCCCTATGTAAAGAACAATATTCACAACCATATGCGGTTGGTTTTCTACAAAATACCGTTAATTTATCATTTTGGATATAGGCTTTACATTGATTGGATTCTTGTGTATCTTGAATGATTACCTTTATAGAATCATTCGGTAATACTTTTTTAATAAGTTCTTTTTCAGAAACTCCTAATTTTTTCGCTAATTCACCGATATATCTTTTCTATTAAGCCAATAAAACAGATTCTAAATTATCCCAAAGAATTATTGGAACTTTATATTATTCCATTTTCTTCTTTTTTTTTTCGCTTTTGAAATATCAAATTTTTTTATGTTTTTTTTGTGTTTTTTGTTTTTTTGTTTTTTTGTTTTTTTGTGTTTTTTTTACATTTTAATTACATTTTTTTATAACAAAATGGAATCTCCGCAGAATAATATATGGGGTCCTAATTTATGGATGATTCTCCATTCCAGTGCTCACAGATTTGGTTCTAAAACGTTAAAACGTCTTCCATCTGAAGAAATACGTATATGGAATGGTTTGTTATCAAGTCTTAGATGGTCATTACCATGCCCACAATGTAAAAAACATTATTCGGAATATTTTTTAAAAAATCCAATTAAAGATATTCGTATATGGCTTTATAATTTACATAATCGTATTAATGTTAATAATAATAAGACAGAAATGCCGAATGAAATATTAGATGATTATTCTAAAATATTTAATTTTACTCATCATTATTCAATAGTATTAGAACACATGAATAATGCTATACGTAAAGGATGGTCTACTCGTAATGATGTTCAAAGAACACTTCGGTTTTTAAATGAATTAAAATGTTTTTATGATTTCTTTTAAGTTTGGGTTTTAAATTGGGTTTTTTTAAATTGGGACACACGCTACTGGTCCAGTATCTGCCGCGCTAGGTAGAATTAATCTATTTGCTATTCCGAATATATCTGATAATCTATTATTTCCAGCATACGATAACAATTCATACCAACCATATCCTGCCAATGCAAACAGAACAGAACATGCCATAGATAACGGATTTTCACATCCTGTTTTAAATCTATATATCATGGCAACAACCGCAAACAATAGAACAGATGCCATAGAAAGTCCAACGCGGTATTTAAGATTATTTGTTTTTTCTATATCTTCTTTTTTTTCATTAGAATCTATTAGACTAACACCAGTTTCAGCCTTTATTCCGTATAAATTAAATGCATTTGTAAAGACATATCCGATAAAAAAAGATGTCATTGCGATCCAGGCAGATGACCCAATAGGTTCTTTATTTGCTGCGAATTTGCTTGACGTTATTGTGTCATATGGAACATTTATTTTACAAATATCAGATGATTGAACTTTTATAAAATCAGAATTTTTAAATATAAATATAATAAACAAATTTAAAGGATAAGATGCAATAGGAGTTAATAATAAAAATCCAATTAAAAAAAACAAAAACGCATAGTTCGCAGTAAATAGACCTAAAATGGTCATTGTTCCAGCAAGTGTTATAGGTAATGTTCTCATACCTCCGTACATGAAAGTACGAATATCTGCTACAATATCTTGTAGCGTTGTATTCTTTTCTGAAGCCATCTAATTTAGTCTACTTTTATTCCTATTTTGGAAATTGTATTCCAATCTGAAAATTGTATTCCATGTGTAATTCCTCCAAAACATAGCCCTGTAATAAATGGATTGGCAATTCCTAAAATCCAGAATATAGTAAAACCAATAGAACAATACAACCAATGATGTATATGTATATCTTGTATTATACACATACCCCATGAATAATCACCTGTTTTACGTGCCGCATACGTATAATATATTTGATAACTTATTACAAATCCTATACTTCCACCAATAATTCTTATAATAAGATCCGATATCAAAAATAACAAAAATATTGTAATTGATATGAATATACGAGTTTCTTTATTGTAACTAACCGGATAGGTTACATATCGTAATTTTATAGGAATATCGTATAGTGGTATTATTTCATCCATAAAGAATTATAATATTTTAATGACTACATACATACACAGGATTATCTTGCATTATCATTGTAGGTAAACCTAAAAAGTTCATAGATTCTTGTCCAAATAACCCCTTGTTAATATAAAAAAATATACCACCCGTTGCTAACGCACATGTAATTGCGATCAACATTTCTCCCAATGATTCTTCACATAATTTCCAACGCGCTACAAATATTATTGATATAACAAATAATATTGAAATAAGTGCAACAGTCGTTCGTGATTTCCAATCTCCTGTACTTTCAGGATCGGATTTATCAATGGCTTCTAAGGTGCTTGAAAATTCTCTCATAGCCAATCCTAAATATACACCAATTGCTGTAATGGAAAATACTCCATAGGATGGATATATATCATGCTTAAACATTCTTTCATAATCATATCGTGGTGTTTTGTAACCGACATGACATTTTATATCGTTTACAGGAACGGATTTACCAACGGATTGTGAAAACATCCATGATATTAATTTATGTGTTACAACTGTTTCGAAAATAAATATAGAAAATATTCCAAATGATAAATTTTGAGTTAAAAAATATAATAAAAGCGAGCCAAATAAAATTGATTCAGGCATTAATCTATGGATTTCAGCAATAGATTCAAACACCGTAACTATTGCATCCGACATATCTATTGTAAGAATACTAAATAAATGGGAATTCCGTCTTATTACAAGAAACTCATCGATACTGTTCCAGGATTAGTAAGTAAAGAACATCCATTATGTGATATAAATTGGTTATTTATGGATTTTAATTGTTTAATCTATCACTGTATACCTGAAATTGTCGTAGAATCGGAATTTATTAATTCTATTATTACATATTGTTTAAAAGTGATTAAAGAAGTTAATCCGAAAAATGTATTTATCGCAATTGATGGGGTGGTTCCTATGGCTAAAATGCGACAACAGCGTCTTAGACGTTTTAAATCCGCTTGGTTATCGGAGAACAAAGACTGGGACAAAGACTGGGACAAAGAATGGGACAAAAATGCCATAACACCTGGTACATATTTCATGACAAACCTGAAAAAAGCACTTGAAACTATGTTACAGCCTAACTGGATATTGAGTTCAAGCGATGAGCCTGGCGAAGGAGAACATAAAATAATGGCTTTATGGCGAAAAGGTACATGTAAAGGTAATTTTGTAGTTTATGGTCTAGATGCTGATTTAATTGTATTATCTATGTTAGGACATGAATGTTATAATATAGATAACATTTGGTTATTTCGTGAAGAAATTGAACAAAAGAATGACACAAAGAATGAAACAAAGAATGACCAAAAGTATAATTGGTTCTCTATTAATATATTAAAACAATGGTTGACAATAAATGTTAAAAATCCGCGAACCTTTATATTGAATTATTGTTTTGCTTTATCTATTTTAGGTAATGATTTCCTACCTAGTTCTCTTGGACTAAAAATGCGTGATGATGGACATCATGAATTATTACGAGTTCTTACATTACTCACCAATTCTCTTATTGATCCATGTACACTTGCTATATCATTGGAAGGAATAGTCGAACTCTTTACTTCTTTATCACTCAATGAATCGGTGCGAATAACTAAATATATAACTAAAAAACAAATGATGGCAAATACATCGTCTGATTTGAATTTTGGAGAGCATAACTGGCCACTTTCTCAAATAAAAGAAGCGGTTCTCCTTGATTATAAAAAACTACGCCGAGATTGGAAAGATAAATATCTTGCGTTTTTCGATGACTCTATTCATAAAATATGTACCGAATACATTTATGGTATTGATTGGGTATGGGCATATTATACAGGAAAAAATGTCTGTTTTAATTGGTCTTATTCTTATCATTTGCCTCCATTATGGGAATGGTTAATCCAATGGCTTTCTACCCATTCATTACCCGAACAAACCATTTTATTGAGAGCGACTGATATTAAACCTGTTGAACAGTTAGCACTTGTATTACCTTTAGAGAGTTGGTCACTTGTTCCGCCATGTAAAGAGAGGTCTTTGCCAATATTTGCCCCACAATATTATCCTGCTACGTTTTCATTTGAATCTATTGGGAAAAGATATTTCTGGGAATGCGAAACAATTATTCCATTACCGAGTATTCTTGAGATAAAGGAACTTGTTACACTTACTTTCGTTTAAAAAAATTGGGACAGCATGATGTTGCAATTTCTTTAACATATACATTTACAACTTTTGATACATCAAT